ATTACACATTGCATCACGGGCGGTTTCTTCATCAAGATCAACTGAAGATTGTCCGAATTCATATGACCCGCTTCTATTACATTTTAGAATTAAAAGTTCCAACCTTGACATTTACAATCAGTTGGCAGATTCTTTAATTACTCATTTGGGGTCCAAGTTATTACCAAGCGACTTTAGCTATGAAAATAAAGGGCGTAATTTGGGAATGGTACCAATTCAAACATTAATGGGAAAAGTTATAATCATGGTGGATATGATTCAAAACAATCATATTCTTGGGACTAAAATGGGTGAGCTGGTCAATATATTGGGTAAATCTGTATTTTTAAGATCATTACCTTATAATGATGTAATTCATACACCAGATATGGACGAACTAATAGAGTTTAATAAAAAGAACATGACCATTGGGACACCAAATATGTCTTATAAATCTTCAAACTATAACAGTTCGATTGTAATGCAATATGGTGTCCAAATGGCTGCCATGTGCTTCCAGACAAATGATGCCTTTTTGCAAGCTTATAATACGTTATTCAATGATTCAGCATTTATATTGAGAGACGCCACTTTTAGATTTACACCAGTGCATACAGATGAACCACCCATACCCAATAAAAAATTATCACCAGGATATACAGAATACAAGTCAAACTACTATGAATTCAAGTTGTAGTTGTAGTAGACATTTGACGTCCCACATACATGCTTAGTCTTATTATTCCTCTAAATAATTTAACTCCACCAATCATCAATAGGATACCAATTAAAATATATAAAGTAGCAAACACCCAGTCCATGTTTGCGGATTTAGTACCAGAACTTAATTCCTTGACAATAATGTCTCCTTCTTCACCAGTTGGTTGACAGTCAATATAAATTTGTCCTTCACCAGCAAATCCATTTGTAGTTGTACCCTTTTCATTATAAAAACATGTACCAGCTTGAATAGGGACACTGGCATTATGTATCAATGATTTAAGTGTTGATAATGTTTCTTGATTTAGTTGTAAACTATTTTTGGGGAAGACAATATAATTGTACGTGGTAGATATATCACAATTACCATAGGGTAAAGTACCACTATATGAGTAGTACTCGCTTTTTGGTACTAGATAGTTTAGATTAAAATCTTGAAGGTTCAAAGAGGTTGTCTGGTCAATTTCTGGAGAACCTTCAATAATATTATCCAATAATACAGAACCGGTAGAAGCATTTGTGGCTGTCGTGGACATTATAGGAATACAAACTAATAATCCTCCACTAGAACCAGAGTGGACAATGACGAGTTCAGCGTCTGCATGTGATCCATCAAATGTGTGTAGAGATGGTGAAAATAATCGTACTTCTATTGGGTTATATTTGGCCGAGTTAAATATAATGTCGCTATCTCCATCATAAGTAATGTACAAGTGATCTGAAACATTTTTTACTTGACACGTACTATTTCCATAATTAAACAATAATAAACATTTTAGTGAACAAGTTCCATCTGATTGTGTAATATTAATTGGTCCAGTGCAGGTCATTATGTTACGTTACTATTTTTTTGTTGATCAATTAGATATGCATTGGTGGCTTTCTATCGTTACCACCGTTTGCCATTTGATCCATGGCCTTTTCTAGAAATCCTTTTGGTAGAGAGTCCATCATCTTTTGAGCTTGTTTCATCATTGGTCCAAGACTACCAGCCAATTCTTGTTGTTTAGAAACAAGACCCTCAATTGAATCTGTTCCAACTAAATCTGGTACAGTTGTTTTTTTTACTTCAACTATTTTTTTCTTGTTTGTCATTCCCTCAAATGGGCTCTGATAAATAACTGTTCCTAATATAGCTACAATTAACCTAATGGTTACTGACCGGCTAAATGGTAACATGGCTACATAAAGAAGTACGAATACACATACCGAGGGCCAGTCCCATATGCTTAAATAAGCAATTATATGAAGTGCCGATACGATTAAAATAATATAATATAGTGGAGACGTGTCGAGAGATTTCATATATTGTATGTATATACTAAAATTAATAGTTATTGAATTGTGTCGTAAAGATCGTTAAATGTATCCGTTGTGGGTTCATTGTCTGACAATGCTTTTAAAAAGGCACAAGTTTTCATAAAACATGTATAGTCAAATAAAATAATAAAGGCTGTATCTTCATCGAGAGAGACAGTTGTACGTCGAATTTTTGCGATTAAGGATTTAACTGTATCTTCTTCTTTAACCTTGCTATACACTGCTTCAATAGCAATCACCAGCCCTGAATAGTCAACGTTAAAGTATCGTAACAATTCATTTTGATAAGTGTCAAGCGAATTATAATGTACTTCTGTCATTATGGTTATAGTTTAATTGTTTATAACCAATTTAAAGATAATACAAATAAACACATGTAATGGCTGACATAATTGATGATATGCGCACTAAATACGCAAATCATGAATTCATGAAACAGAAATTAGAAAATTATCTTTCTAATTTACCTACATTAATGAAAACGATTGAGGATGGATACAATCTGCGGCTTGCTAAAAAAGAACAAATTTCAATTGAGCGCGAAGCTTTTATCATTGAATTTTTAGATGCATTTTATTTTATTTATATTCCACAGACAGACATGTATATTGATACTTGTCAAGCAATTGTGTCTGAAGATTTTATTATTCACTTAATTTGTACAAAATTAAATAAATCTTTATTTGCATCAAGACATAAAATAACTCAAACTATCATTAAACGATTGCGAGAAAATATAGTGTCACAAGTAACAACTTGTCCTAAACTAGGTGAAATCGAATTGCCGTTTGATGCAGAACAAGCCATTTATTTTTTAACCATTGTGGGTGATATTCTTCTTAATAAACGAGAAGCACTAACTTTTTTTATTGACACGTCCTATAAACCATTTTTAAAACAATTAAATCAATCTATATATTGTACCCTAAACAAGTCTGTCGTAGATAAGTTTAAACACAAGTATCATGATCATAAATATGAAACGTCGCGTATCATCATGGGTACATGTCCACACATGGAACGTCCTATAACTCAGGAAATTCCAGTAATCATGGCAGCAATTTCTTTATCAAATAAATATAGTAATTCAGATGGATATCTGGCAACTATGCCATCCCTAGAATATAATGCAATGTATTTATCAAGACATACACAAGATTCTCTTGCAGCACAATTCATGGCAATTTTTAATAAAACGAATGGTACGTTGATGTACAAGGATATTTATTTTATATGGAAATTATTTTTACGCAAACAATATCTCCCACTTGTCATTCCACAGCAAACATTCAAAACAATTATATCGGATACTTTTGGAGATGAATGTGTATCAGTTCAAAGCGATTACATGCCCTTTTTACATACTAAACAGTTTATCGACAAGTATATTTCGTATGATGACAATGGATCATATGATATATCAGAACTTGTAAAGTTATGCAATGGTATATTTCCTAGTATTACAGACGATATGATGCGACTTGTTTTACAAATGGAAAACATCACAATTGACAAGTCAACAGCAATAAATATAAGTTGTTCTATTTGGATAAAGTCTCATGACATTGACGTTGCAATGGAAAATTTTAAACATCATCATGCATACTCACTGGATATAAATGAGTTTTATAAATTTTATATAACGTATACAAAACGAAATAAGAAAATGTCTGTTTCTAGACAAAATTTTGAAGAAATTGTATCATCTGATATTCATTAATTGAGCATTGCCTCCGCGAAATGTAATTGTATTAAATCGTTCCTCAATGACAAGTAAATCATATGTGAAATCGTACATGTCTGATTTTTGCTTGGATACACCCAACTGTGAATTTGTAATTAAATCGCAAATCACATCTTCATGTGGGACTGGATTTAATGGCGGCTCAATCGTTGTAAAGGCCACTTCTATTTTTGAATATTTAGATACATTAATTGCACCAGTTGGCTGTACAATATATGGAGATGTATTGAGACAACAATTATAAGCATATAAACCACTTAATGATGCAGATCCTTGACCAGGACATGCGAGAAATTGTTGTTCATATTTATAAATGTTTGCAGAACGAATTTCTTCGCGTATAGTTCCGTCGAATAATATCCCTAAAGTCAATAGAATATCCTTGACATTTTCAAAAGCAAATGGTCCAGATTGGTATATTTTATCACCAACCTCGTCAACTAAATCTGTAGGTGTAATGTTTGAAGGAATATAGTCATATTTCCAGTTTGTATAATTGCTCCATTCATTGCGTTCATTAACGTCGGAACGTTGAAATAAAAACATCCAGTCGATTACGAGTCCAGACGAATTTTGAAGCCATGCCCGTTCTGATGATGTTATGCCCCTAAACCAAGTATCATGAAGTTCGCGAATAAGATAGGTTTGTGGAAGTCTGGCAAAGGAAATTGATTCGGCTGGAGATAAAAAGCAATAGGTGCAAGATAAATGTAAATTTTCAAACCATGACGAAGATGTACTTGGTACAACTCCATCAATGGTTGGTTCGTATAGAAATTGGTTAATGTGATGAAGTGTATTACTCCAATCTGGAGCAACAAGTGTACCTAATGAATTTCTAATTTGATATAAATCTCGAAGTGGTCGTAGGGTTATATCTGCATAAATTTCATTATTATGGATACAAACAAGTGGTAAAGCTTGAGAAGCATTTTGACACCACCAAGTTGGGATGGGAATTCGAAGTTGTCGTCCGCGTATGGATGGCTCAACACCTTGACATGCTGTATCCTGATATATTGCATTTGGATAATAACCACCTCTATAGTATGCTGGGTCGTATAACTCTGGTACATTTCCAGTCATTGCGTCCCATTTTGCTTTTTGAGAATCATTCAGGTCTCTGTTAGCCA